GCCTCTACCAATTTGTCAGCATCCCCGGAATCATAAGCATCCCGATAGGCCCGTTTTGCTACGTCTACCTCAAGAGCAGCAGCATTTTGTACCGTGGTAGCGAACTGTTTGCCCCCTTCGGATAGGGTAGTTTTAAGGCGTCTATTCTCCTCTAGTATCCGTTGCGCAAAAGAAACAGCCTGCTCCTGCCCGCGTACAGCGTCATCTTTAGCTCGGCGCTCATCGTGCCAAACTTTGCGCATCTCGGATAAACGGGCTTTAACCTTCTTGCCATAACTAGAAAGGTCGTCTTTATCCAAGGAGTCTACAATTTCTTTAGGTAACGGGCGTACCCCGCGATCCTCTAAAGGAGTATCGTCTTCAACTTCGATAATTAGCTTATCGTCTAGCTCTTCCTGCCCTGAAGTATCTACAACTATTTTAATATCTGGTTGTACGTCATCTACTTCGTCGGGAAACTTATATGCTTCATTCGCCATGATTTATCTCCTTATGCGCGGGCAATACCACGTGGGTCTTCGACAACTCCTTCAACTGCGTCATCATTAACAATACGAAACTCACGATTATGAATCTTCAAGCGTGAACCCGTATTAGGACGAACCAGAACAAAGTCTCCTTGTTTGCACCAAGCCCCACTAGGGAAGCGAGTTAGGTCTTTGTAGCAATCCGGCCCAAGAGCAACGACAAACAACACAGTGGTGAGCCGTTCTTCGTATGTCTTAGTAATGTCTGCTTTAACAATGCCACTTTCATAAGCCCCATCAACCTCAGGGACTACGCAAAGAATGTGAAAGCCAGAAGGTATTGGAAGCTGCTTTGCTTTTTGCTCCGGTGTGTCAGGTAGGACTGTAGACTGCTCCGGGTTGGCCGCGTCTTGCCCTATAAATATTTCACTCATCAGATGTCTCCAAGTTTTTAATAAGGTCTTGTGCGTAATTCTCTGCAATAAGAAGACCCCTAATCTCACCGCACATTGCGCGATACTCCGCGTAGTCCTTAGCCGCACCATTGGAGACAGCATCTACTATCTGCATGCGCTTATCTCGGTACTGATGAACCAGTACTTTAAGCGTGGTATCCATTATTCGCCCTTAGGTTGATTTTTTACCTGTCGTAACTGCACTTGTTTATGCGCTACGTCTGCGCCAATGCGGAGACCTTCTAACTGCTGCTTTGCCTCAAGCTCCGCTTTGCTCTTGGCGGTTTGCGCACCTACCTGCATGCCCGCAATACGTTCTTGGGCGGCGATACGTTCCTTCTCTATTTCAAGTTGATCTGCTTTAGCTGCGGCATCAATCTTGTCTTTCTGAGCCTTGCGTTGCAACTCCTGCTGTTTGATTTCCAATTCCTGTTTCTGGAGTTGGATGAGCGGGTCTTGCGCTTGTTGCTGTGCCGCTTGCGCTGCTGCTTGCTGCTGGTTCTGTTGCAACAGTTGCTGTCCAGCTTGTGCAGCGAGTTGCGAAATCTGCACTTCCATATGCTGCGGTATACCATCCTCTTCTATTTTTTCCGGCGGCGGCAACATGACACCCATCCGCATCTCCATCTGCTTGCGGTACTCGTATCCTATATGCTCGTTGATATGCGCCTGCATCGCCGCCATGATTTGCTGTGCCATGGGCGTTTGTCCAACGATCTGTTGAATCTGTGGGTCTTTCATAGCCCCTATATGTACTTGTATGTGCGCTCGATGGTCTTGGTACAGGAACGCTTTCACCGGCTTCATCTTCAGTATGTTCATGTTCTCGGTTATGGGGTCGGCGGGCTTCCTATCCTCCTCCGAAGGCACAAGCTTGCTAGCATTGCGGATACCCAACACGTCCAGCATCTGCCGATGTAACAGAGGTAGGTTGTATAACTGAGGAGCCGATTGCGCCAACTGAAGTGCTGCTTGGTACTGCACCACCTTTTGACTCATGGTAGCGGCGTTAGGGTCACTAACCGGTATGACATCTACGTGGTCGTAGTCAGATTTCTTAGCCCTGCGCGTACCTTCTTCCGGCTCGTAGCTGTACTCTGCTGGTGTGTAGTCCCTGATGATGCCTTTAAGCAACCGCAACTCTTGCTTCATGGCGTAGTGTATCCGCGCCTGAACTGCGCTCATCACCTTCAGCGTGCGCTCAAGAATAGCCAACGTAGTGCCCACCGGAGCTTGAGAAGACATATCAGATACTTTTAAATCAGCGGCAGCGGCGAATCTCCGCCCCTCGTCTACTACCTGATTCATCAACGCCATCAGCACCTGACTTGGTTCCTTATATGGCAACGGCATTACGTTATCCCGTAACGCACCACTCGGAATATCCACGTCTCGCCATTCACCGGGAGAGATAGGTGTGTCATCACCCTTGATCCGCATACCTCGCGTCTTCAGTCCACCGGGTAAGTTAGACAGCGTGCCCGCATCTACCAACTGCCTTATCAGAGAGGTGCCACTCTTAGCGTAAGCCCCGATCAGATGTATCAAGCCGAAGTAGTAAAAGCCAAAGCCGGGGATGTAACCGTAATGCACGAAGTGCTGCCGCTTGGCGTGGGTCTTATCGTCCGGTTGCCAGTTACGACGGATACCTAATATGTTCTGCGTGCCCTTCTCAATAGTAACTACATAAGGCAGCGCGATACCCGTGGGGCACCCATCTTTGTCCTCATGCTCGTATCCTACCAAGTCCAAGTCCACGTTCATCTCAAGGATTTTGAACCGGTCGTCCGTAGTCGCACGGAAGCCCATCTTCTCGGCTATTTTCTTCTCTACTTCATCCAACGAGTTAACCGGGTCGCCAAGATCAAGCTCCCTGTAGAACCCCGCTACCTGCAACTTCAACAACTCATTCTTAGTCTTGCGCATCACGTGCGTGATACGCTCCGCAGTCTGTAAATTGCTCGCACCATAAGGCACCACCATGTCTTCTGCGGGCACGAAGATGGACATCTGCCGTTCAAATGACGGGTCGTAGTACACTTTCTTGAAGGCGTTACCTGACAGCCCCAAGCCCCACAACATGCGCTCATGCTCAGGGCGATACTCTGTCATCTTCTCCGTCAACTGGTAGTTCATGTCGTGCTGAACCCGCAGCGCGGCTTCTTTTTTCTCAGGGGTTTCTTTGCCTATAATCTCAGTCTTGACTGGCCCCATCGCGGGGAACGTCTCCATCATGGTTTCAGACTGGAACTTAACCAAAGTCTCAGCGAGCAGTGGGTGATACACACCACATGCCCCTTCCCACGGTTCTGTCCTAATTTCAATCTTCATGCCTAACAACTCAAGGCCATCAACGTAAGTCTGCATCCAGTCCTTACGCGAACTTATGTCATCTTCAAACTCGCTTAAAAGGTCTGCTGCAAGGGACTGTAGTTGGTTCTCACTTATGTACTCCGCAAGGTTATCGGAAAATTCTTCTTCCGTTTCTTCTTCTTTGCCAATACGAATCTCTGTACCGTCCATGTTTATGGTAACGGACTCCGGGTCTTCTATCTCAATCTCCAGCGGAGTCCCTTGCTCAGCGGCTTCATCAATACCAACCGGGGCTGCGTATAAACCTTTTTCCATTGCCATAATTTATCCTTAATAGTATCTCTGTACACGCCGCCTAAACTCTCTGCGCGGTTCCGGTTCATCGGACTGCAACGGTATAAACCCACCGCGCCTAAAACGTAGTAGCGCCTGTGTCATAGAGTCCACCAAGTCATCATGCTCCCCCGAAGGGAAACTCGCAACCTCCTCCACAAGCTCCTCTGCCCAGCGGTTGCCCGGCACCCATACTTTACCAGAGGCAAATATATCAGCTACTGCGTTCAATCTTGCTATCTTGTCATTACCCCGGCTGGGGACAAACTCCTGTACCGGTATACCCATGGCACGTAACTCAAATATCAGCGGTGCGCCCGTGGCCTTAGCCTCAACAATCAACGCATCCGGGTTCCACTCTTTATAATGCTAGAAGGCTACCTGCTTTAACTCTGGAAACTCCATCCGTTCTTTAAAGGCATTGAGCAGTATGATGTTAGCTTGCTCCTTGCCGGTGGCGTCCTCCAGATAAAACACCCCCCACGTCGTACAGGCGGAGTAGTCGCTCCGCTCGGTCTTAAGGAAGGCCGTATCCCAAGACTGAATCTTAAACGTACATTTAGGTGGCCTGTCCTCGTCCCATAGCCTCCACCACTCCCGTTTGACGATAGCCGACACCTCGGAGGTGGGTTGCTGCATGTACTGCGCTTGCCACTTGGCTACCGGAAGCTCATCTTTGAGGGCTAGTAACTCGTCCAGCGACCAAAACTCAGGCCAAAGGGGTCGTTCGTCGTCAAAAATAGCCGGAAACTCTATCACCTCCCACTCTTCACCACCCCTCTGGGTGGCAGCTTTTATCACCTGCCCCGTCAAGTCCCGCTTTGCCCAACGCGTCATCACTATAATGACTGAAGCACCCGGTTGTAACCGCTGCCGTGGGCCAGATGTGTACCAAGAATAGACTTTGTCGTAGATTTCGGGGTTGGTTTCCGCCATTGTTGCGTCTTGTTCAGAGTGCGGGTCGTCAATAATGAGTATATCCGCACCCTTACCCGTTACCGTACCCTCTACCCCGATAGCAAAGTAGTCACCACCCTTGTTAGTATTCCATCTACCGGCTGCTTTTGAGTCAGATTGTAGCGAAACACCCGGAAATACATCACGATACACCTGAGAATCGACCAAATTACGTACTTTCCGACCAAAACCCACTGCCAACTCAGCCGTATTGGACGTTTGGATGACTTTTTTGTGCGGGAACTTGCCTAAAAACCACGATGGGAGCAGCCAAGACGCGAACTCCGACTTAGTATGGCGGGGCGGCATGTTAATTATGAGCCTCTTGCACTCCCCACTAGCCACCCGCTCAAAAGCCTCGGCCATAATCTCATGGTGCTTGCCGGATATAAACGCAGGCCACATCTGCCGCACGAAGGCCATGAACCTAGTTTGCGCCAGTTCTTTGCCCTTCATATTCTCAAGCAGCTTCAGGTCTTCCAGCAGCTTTGCCTGCTCTGACTCTTGTAATAGGTGCAATATACTAGGTATGTCCTTAAGACTCACCGTGTTTAATACATTTTGCGCTTCCGCACTCATTATTATGTATTTGCCCCTGACAAACTTGCAGCAAACTCGTCAGCGCGGGATGCGACTTCTTTGGATACTACAATATCTGCATACTCTCCTGATACACCTAGCTCTTCGTCCAAATGCTCGGGGGTTATGGGGGTCACATCTACTACATCCGCATTAAGCAGGCGCTTGACCCGTTCCTTAATAGCTTCTTCCAAATCAGAAGATGACTTGTAGTTGACCGTCACCTCGCTGCGCTCTGTAAATAGCGCAATATCACTATGCTTGCCCAGCAACTCCAGAGCCTTAAGCTCAAACCTTGGGTCACCACAGTTAGCTAGCTCTAGTAACTTATTAGTTATCGACGTTCGTACATCAGAAATGTCAGCCGCCAGCCTCGCGCTATACACACGAATGAACTCCCGCGCAGCAAACGCAACCGGTGCAGTGTTTAAGGCGCGTACATTCTGTGTTTTAAGCGCAGCCTGAAGGGTGGCTGCTGCGGCCTGTGCATCTTCCGGTGTCATCTCCGGTGGCCCGCCTAACTGCTCTATAAGAGACTGAGTATTAGCAGCAACCGTAAGCGCATCAGCAAACGAAGACACCTCATCATCCTCCGTCGAATAGGGGTGAGGGTGTGTGTTTGTAGGTTCTACGTTAATTGCCATACATGCAGGGCGTTGGTGCGCTCCAGAAATACCTACACATAATATAGCACAAAAAATATAGGGGGGTGGGGGAGGTAAATAAAAACGATGGGGGGTGTTTCTACCTACGCTAGTAGGGAAAGAGTCTGGGAAAAATATATAGGGGGTGGGGGGTACATAATAAAAACAAGATGGGGGGTAAGTAATCTAATGTGCAAAACCGAGAGTAAGGGGGACGCTGGTTCCATCAATGCCATTATGGGGTGTGGGGTGTGCCGATTCCCGCCCCTTTTCGCCCCTTTTCGCCCCTTTTCGCCCCTTTTCGTGCATAACAATGTTACGGCATTATTGATTACAGAAAAGCCGGATTCTATGCTTTTTCGTGGTATAATATACCCATAGCGAAAAGAAAAAACGCTATACCTTGTAGGTTAACCGTAACAATCGGAGTGATGATAATGCCCAGCGAAACCGTAGTAACAGCAACAGTTGAAGCGAACGAAGCAATGGAGAATTACAATGCATTGGTAGCAGCACGTGCAGAATGCGCAGGCGGGTTGCGTAAAGCTAACGGTCTTATCAATACTTACGCATTGGCAATCAGTAGCGTATGCGGCGAGGGTTGGGTTTACCTTGTAGGAAAGGAAAGCGCCATAGTGCGCGAGGAACGTAAAATGTTTGACCGCGCCATGGGAATGGTAGAGGGGACACAGAACAAGCCGTTGAAAGCAAAGTGTAATGAGTATTGGAGGCGCATACGGATTGAGGCAGGTTACGTGAAAACAGATAGCGCGGGTGGCACGTCTACCGTCGATCAAAAAACCCTCGCAGAATTGAAGACGATGTTAAATCGTATCTTCGAAGGGGAAGTAAATGACGAATGCCCTGAGTCTTCCGAAGTAAAAGCGTATCTAATTGATGCGTTTACTACCATGGGGGGTGACATGAGCAAAATCGGCACCAAAGGGTAGCAGGATAGGGGCGGGAATATTCCCGCCCCATTTTACTGGAGATTAAAATGTACACCTTAGCTAAGGCACTATTGTTTCAAGTGTATATGCAAAAAGTCAATGCCGCGTTAATAGCGGCATGCGGCATAGATTCAAATTGTTCACCCGATTATAAATACTATGAGGCGTGGGAAAGCGGCATGGTGCCAAAAAAATGTGCATCAGCGGCATTGGAATATTTTCGCTCGATGTAAACTACCCGCTCCATTTAAACCCGCTTCGGCGGGTTTTTTTTCGTCCGTCTTTTGCTGCATTGCAACATATAACATTGTTATATTGCGCCTCGGTTTTTCGCCTTGGTTTTTCGCCTTGGTTTTTCGCTTCGGTTTTTCGCCTTGGTTTTTGCCGGATGACAGTTCTGCAAGGCCGAGCGGAGGTCGTTGTGCCCGATGACAGTTCTGCAAGGCCGAGCGGAGGTCGTTGTGCCTTGTGATAGTTCTGTAAGGCTGAGCGGATAACATTGTTATGCGCGGAAAACTAGGGGGAAAAAACTTAACCTGCGTCGCAGGTTAACCTAAATTTTGCAGATTGTCAAGTTTTTCTTAAAAATAGTTTTTTTACTTGTTTGTATAATAAAGTAATAAAATAGGGGGTATTGTAAGAAAAACCGTAAGAAATAAGTTGTTGATTATAAAGGTAAGTTAGAAACTGAAAAACGACTCTTACAATACGTAAGCCCATGATTATAAAGGGAAAAAGACCATTTTTTCGTGTAATGTAAGAAAACCGTGGAAATTGAGAGAGCCTCAAACCAAAAAAGGGCAATCGCGCAGTTCCGCTCAAATTCACTTTCGCAAAAATGTAAAAGACTCGGTAAAGTTGGCTTAATCTTAAAAAAGTACTTATTTTATTACATTACATCTTTTTTCTTACGTAACTTACTGCTGCCATATAGCTTTTTTGCTTTGTAAGGTTTTTCAAACTAGACTCTTACAATACCCTCTTTTTCCTTACTTTATAACTTTACCCCTCGCCGGACACACTGCACCCTCGCACTGCTCGCCCCATGCTCGGGGGCACTCTTGCCCGATTTGCTTGACATACATACTTTATTGTGGTATAATATACATACAGTGGGAGAACGTCCGCACCCCACTGATTGCTACAGCCGGACATAACATTGTTATACGGAGACAGATATG